TGTGGGCAATTTGAGCTTCTTCAAGCTTGATCTTAGTGATAACTTCTTTAACTTTGTCATCAATTCTGACCATTTCAAGAGTATACCTGTCATTAGATAGATGCTCCTGTTCCCACTTCAACTCCAAGGACCTTTTTGCTTTGTATAGGTCTTGTATCATCATTAACCTCCTCATAGGTTATTCGATTTATCTCGTTATTATAGTTGTTCCCGAGATATTCCCAGTTTATACTCTTTTCTCCCAATTTGTCAAGGATCGATTGTTCAAGAGCAATAGCATTATCTTCCGACAAAACATTAAATTTTGCGTAATGATCGCATGCCCATATTTTTACTGTGAATTGTTTCATGGTTTTTTCTTTCTATTTTGTAAATGTGGCCGAACTATGTTCGGCCACAAAAATGATTATTGCTTACGCACCTTCAACGCCGTAGATACCTCTAAAGTCAGAAGCGCCAAAAGCGTATCTTTCTCTAGCTTTGTATCTTACGTTGCCAGTATCGAAGTCCCCTTCCATTGACGTAGTCAACGGAGTTCTTGAGAACATCTTCATACCATTTGGAACGTCTGTGATAATGTAGAATGAATCAGGGTCAGTTAAGAAATTGTTCACTCTGTAACCTTGAGGAATCATTCCCATGCTGTTGATTGCATTGATGTCATTATCAGCAGTCTGGGTTCTGCCTCGAGACTTGATAAGGCTTTCAGCATTGAACTGCTTCGCGGAAGGAATTATCATTTTAACTCCTTTAGCTGCAATTCTTAAACCTCTTTCATCAGTCATCGCTGCAATGTCGATTAGCGATTGTTCTAATGAAGTTTCGTTTAAGTCTGCTTGTGTTGCTAAAGTGTTTGATACTGTACCCGCGATAGTTGGGTGAGCAGTACTAAACAAGTTTTGCCCATCACCTGTTTGAAAAGCAGTTGCAGCTGCAATAGCTGGTAAACCGTTATTCAATGGTGCTGCGCCTTTTACTTCTTTAGCATTAGACATAGATCTTGCTAGAGCTTTTGTGTATCTAGAAGAAAGTCTGTCATAAAGGTTGTCCTCTATTGCTTCTTCTGTGATAGCGAAAGCTAACGCGATCGTTTCCATTGTGTATCTAGCAGTATAAGTTTCTTGAGCGTCATCATATGATACTCCAGCACCTTCTGCTTTTACATCTGCGTTTGCAAAACCACTTAACATTACTTCTTCTTCGAAAGCTCTGTCAGATGATTCTGTTGTATAAATCTCAGCATGCTGATTTTCATACCTTTTGTACTCTAGGCCGAATAGTGCATTCAGGCCTGGTTCTAGTTCTTTAACTAGCTGTGCTCGTGATATTGCCATGTTATGCTCCTATTATTGCCAAGTTATTCCAGCTGTACCAGTGTTCTGCATGTATTGGTTAAGATTCTGACATACAATTTGAGTAGAATTTGCTACTGCTATGTCTTCGTTCTCAACGTCCTCAGCAGATCTTAATAATCTGAATTGGTTAGCTGTTGCGCTAGTGTTAGCTGCAACGTTTAGTTGTTTACTTGATTGACCAGATGAAGTACTTCCCGCAGGCACTGCCTGAGTCATACTTGCTGTTAACCCGTAACTTGCTGCAGTTATTGAGTCGTCGACTCCAACTGCAAACAATTGTAAAGGGTTATCAATTACAAACGCAGTAATATCTTCTGAGTTTGCTGGTACTGTACTAGCTACATAATGGTTTTGAAAAGTCGGCTTATTCGTAGTAGCGTCATTATAAAAAATACCATTTAGTATACCAATAGTTAGCCTAGTCCGTGCTGCTTCTGCATCAGCGATGTATCCAGCTTTTGACTGAACAACAGATCCCTGAAACATTGCAACGCCGTAGTTGGCATCGATGAAGTATTTGCCCTGACCGCCAGCAGCGTCAGTTGAACCAACGTTACCTTGAGCTATAAGACCAAATCCTACAGTGTTTCTATTTGCCATAGTTATTTTCTCCTTATGAACCTGCCGTCGTTAAACGGCCTCCAGTTCGGTTTATATTTTTCGTTGGTCTTTGGAATTTTATTTCTTAGTACCACCGAAGTTTTTGCTTGAACGCTCGAATTTCATCGGCATTCGTTTATCCTGATCCTTCAGTAAGTCGTTTTCTACAGCTTCGTCTTGACCTTCAGTTTGTCTTTTCTGATAATCAACACGACTTTGCGCGAGTTCTTCCGGTATCCTTGCCAGGAGAAGGCCACCTACTCCGATCACTCCAGCGTATTTTCCGTCCATGACAACAGGATATTGCTCATCATCGTATTCGTCAGCTCTCACTAACTCATAACCAGATCTCAATCTACCATGAATATTTTTGGTATCATTGAAACCCATTGACTCTGCTCTTATCCATCTGTGCCTGAATCCATCGGGCGCTGTGGGTGCATCCAGAGAGGATGGTGGCTTGTACTCTTTTGGTCTTTCAGTTTTTGACCGAGTTCCAGCCGCACGAGAAAGGTTTTTTTCGTTTTCTTTGTTCATATGCTTATGCTCCTTCCGTGAGTTTTAATTGTTTTGCATACTCTTCGAGTGGCACACCTAATTTTTTAGCTATTGCTACTTGAGACGATGTGAGTCTCACTTGTTTGCGACCAGGTTTTGAGCTTCTGTTAGCCGAAGCTACCGACTGAACGGCCCTGTTCGTTTGCTTAGTTTCATTAGTATCAAATTTATGCCCAAAGTCAACTCTAATCCGTTTATCAATTTCTTGATAATAATCTTGAGATTTAGGATCATAACCTTCTTTTTCTACTAAATCCTTGTGAATTTCGAATGCAGTAAATGTCATAGCTCTATCTGTTCCGAACCATCTATTTTTTGCAGCCCAATCTTCAGCCATAGGATCAGCTTGAGGCATTTGTTGTGGGGTTTCATTTGGTAATCTACCACCGTCCGATAGTTTAACAGGCTCTTCCTGTTCAACTACTGTTTCTTGTTTTCTTTGCTGAAGTTTAGCGTTCTCGAAAGCTAACTCAGCAATTTTTTTATTTGCTTCAACTTGAGCTGTTGCATCACCTGCTTCAATGGCAGACGCTAATTTTTGTTGCGCCATGTCCATACCAGATTTTACACTTTCTTCAAATTTAGCAGTGTAATCAGAATCAACTTTATTAAATTTTTCCTGATCTAGTTTTCTTTTTTTCTCGATTGCAGCAGCGTATTCGATAGCAGCAGCTTCTCTTCTTTCTGCTTCTCTCATCTTACGTGTAAGTTTTGCAATTCTAGACTGCACACCTTTACTGTAATCTTCTAATTCTTCATCACTCTTTTTTTCTGTTTCTTTTTCTTCTACTACTGTTTCTTGTTCCGTCGTCTCTGGAGCCGTATCAACTGTCTCCTCTTTTGTTTCTTCAATAGTTACATCGACCTCTGGCCCTGATGTATCTAGATCTACAGGTATATCACCTGGTCCTTTTCTTTTTTCTTCTTCTGGCATAGTTTCCTTCCTATGTTAAAATTTGTGCAGGATATCTGTTGGGTCCTGTACAGTTGCTAATACTTCGTCATCATTAAGAAGACGAACTTCTCCACCCTCAATCTCTATACGTGATCCGGCATAACGTGCGAAGACTACCCAGTCTCCGACCTTGCACCATGGACCATCGCTAAATCTTTTAGGGTCATTATAACAATCAGGTCCCATAGCAAGTACGTTTCCGCACTGCGATGCAACTTGTTGTCTGTCTATTGTTTCAGTTCCTAATAAAACTCCACCTTTAGTAGTTTCTTTCATTCTAAAAGGTAAAACTAACATACGCCAACCTGTTGGTTTAGGTAGTTTAGTAGTTTCTTTAGTAACTTCTTTTTCTGGTTCTTTCTCGTATTTGTCGAGTAGTCCTTCTTTAATTTTTGGGACTTCTTCCTTTAAGGTCGACGACTGTTCCTGTGTTTTCATTTTTTGCTCCTTCATCTTG